GAGGATGAGCCATTAATACGAAACCAGTATTTGCACTAGCTCCTTCTCTTATCGTTCCCGCTTTTACCGGTCCCGAAAATGTAGTTGTTGCCATAATTATCCTCCTAGTTTTTCCGAACGCAGTCTCTAGGCCGTCGACTATACTCGTCTACGTTCTGATTAATTGTATAGTGACAAAATTATATACTAGTTTTAAATAGAGTGCAAGAGAGCCTGTAGTGCGGATTGGATTTTTCCAACGATGTAGCTTTTTATTAAGTAGCTACTGAAACTTGTGGAGCTGCATCCTCAACTTTATTTTCCAAGTGAGCTTTTTGTGCTTCTGCTGCTCTTATATGGGTAAGTACTTCTTTGACTTTTCTGTCAATTCTAACCATATTTAGGGTATATCTACCCTCCTTGAGATGCTCCTGCTCCCATTGAAGATCCAGACCTCTCTTCTTTGTGTAAAGGTCCTGTAGATGTTGCATCATCTCCTCCATTAATAACCTCCTCATAGGTTATTCTGTTAGTCTTGGGATCGTTCATTTCTCCAAGATAATCCCATTTTATATCACCTTTTCCTAATTTGTCAATAATAGCATTTTCAACAGATTCACTATTATCTTCAGCTAAAATATTAAATTTAGCATGATGTTTATAGGCATAGATATTTATAATGAGATTTTTCATGGATTTTTTCTTATGGTCTAATTGTGGCGGAACGGTGTCCCGCCACAAAAATTTAGTTATTAAGCACCTGGTGATGCAAAGATACCTCTATAGTCAGATACTCCAAATGAATATCTTTCTCTAGCTTTGTATCTTACGTTACCAGTATCGAAATCACCTTCCATCGCTGTTTTGATAGGAGATCTTTCGAAGTACTTCATACCGTTAGGCACATCAGTAATGATGTAGAACGCGTCAGTGTCAGTCAAGAAATTGTTGACTCTGTAGCCTTGTGGGACCATACCCATAGAAGCTATCGCATTGATATCATTATCTGCTGTTGCCGTTCTACCCTGAGTTTTCATTAATCTCTCAGCTGTAAATTGAAGCTCAGAAGGCACAATCATTTTGACACCTCTTGCAGCAATTTTTAGACCTCTCTCGTCAGTCATTGCAGCAATATCAATTAATGATTGCTCTAATGAAGTCTCGTTCAAGTCAGCTGCAACTGTCAATGTATTAGATACAGTTCCTGAGATTGTTGGGTGAGACGTGTTAAATAAAGTTACACCGTCACCTGATTGGAAAGATCCACCAGGTAATCCATTAATTAACGGGTTAACCGATTTAACTTGTTTAGTATTTGCCATGGATCTAGCTAACGCTTTTGTATATCTTGAAGATATTTGATCATACAAGTTATCTTCGATCGCTTCCTCAGTTACCGCGAAGGCAAGAGCAATAGTCTCGTGACTATATCTTGCAGTGTAAGTTTCTTGAGCATTGTCAAAGCTTACACCTGATCCTTCAGGTTTTACTTGAGCTTGAGCGAAACCAGATAACATAACTTCTTCTTCAAACGCTCTGTCTGAAGATTCAGTTGTGTAGATTTCAGCGTGCTGATTCTCATAACGTTTATATTCCAGGCCGAATAAGGCATTCAAACCTGGCTCTAGTTCTTTGACTAGTTGTCCTCTAGAAATGGCCATAGTTATCCTCCTTATACTCCATTTACGTTCATGTCTAACTCGTGCTCGTTTATTCTAACGATCCAATTGACGTTAGCTGAACCAACATCATTGTTATCTGGATCTCTAGATAAACCTAGAATCTGCAAAGTAGCAGATGAGCCGTTTGCTAGAGTTGAATCATTTAATTCAACTGCGGACACGAAGTCTGGTGAGCTTCCTGCTGTGTACTCGATATCTGCAACGTTGAAGATATCTGTTTTAGCAGAGGCGCCAGTATTGTTTGTTTGTATTTCAAACCTCTCATACGGATCATCAGAAATGAATCCAACAATGTCAGTTGCAGTGTTAGATGCATTTAAGTGATTAGCAAAAGTAGGCTTGCTTGTAGTTGCGTCAGTAAAAAAGACACCGTTTATTGATCCTAATATTGCGCCACCTGCACCTGCAACTTCAATTGTTCCGTCAGATTTCATTTTGACAGGGTCATTAAAGTAAATAGCAGTTGCCGAAGCAGCTATATCATATTCGGATAAACCTTGGTTGTCTCTGTTCTGGCCAACTTTTCCGATCGGTTTTAAACCGAACGCAGCGTCTTTATTTGCCATATTAGTTGTCCTCCTTAGACATTTTTAGTTTATCCGGTGCTTTAGGAATTGTTAAAAAATTAACTTTTCTTTGAGCCACCGAAGGTTACACGAGTCTGTCGATCAATATTGATCGGCATACTTGGATGCTGTTCCTTCATAAGATCGTTATCGACTGCTTTAACTTTATCCTCATGCATTCTTCGATAATGTTCGTTTCTTTGTTCTGCGATCTCGTCTGGTATCCTAGCCAGCAATAGGCCACCAACTCCAATCATCCCCTTGTATTTTCCATCGTCGACAACTGGGTAATCTGGAAATTCATCAGCTCTCACTAATTCATAACCTTCTCTAAGTTTACCAGAAATATTTCTCGTATCCTGATAACCTTGAACCTCAGCCCTCAACCACTTATAACGGTAACCGTCTTTAGCAGGGGGTGTATCCAAGCTGTTGGATCTTTGCCAAACTTTAGGTCTAGATTCCTCTTCCCTAGTTTGACTTGCACGAGAAGCCCTTTTATCATTTTCTTTTTCCATATGCTACGCTCCTTCCGTGTTCATTAGTCGTTTTTGTTTTGCATAATCATCGAGTGACACACCTAATTTTTTAGCAATTGCTACCTCAGACGGTGTGAGTCTTTGGATTTTGCGACCTGTCTTACTACTACGCGTTGCCGAGGCAACAGTTTGAGTAGGTTTATTTGTCGTCTCTTCTTTATTCTTAACAAATTTATGAGGGAATTCAAGAGCTATTCTTCTATCTATTTCCTGATAATATTCTTCTGGATGTGAGATAGGATCATAGCCTTCTTCCTCAGTTAATTGTCTATGAATTGCTTTTGCACCTTCGGTCATAACAGGGTCTCTATTAAACCAAGTGTTTCTTTCTGCCCATTCTTGAGCTTTTGGATCTATCCTTCTTGGTTGAGGTTGTGCTATTTCTTGAGGTTGCTCGGTTATTTCCTCTTTAGGTTTAGATTGTCTTGCTTTCATGTCAATCAATCTAGCCTCTTCGTAACCTAATCTAGATATTTCTGCTTGTGCTGCAACTTCAGCTTGAAGATTATTTTCTTCTCTAGCTTTTGCAAGTTTAGCAACAGCAGCTTCCATACCAGATTTAACTCTACCTTCCATTTCTGAAACATAGTTAGTATCTAGTTTAGCTAATCTAGATTTTAATTTTTCTTGATCTGCTAAAACACTTTTTGCATAAAGAGTTGCGGCTTCTTCTCTTCGCTCTGCTTCACGCATTTTTTTAGTTAGTTTAGCAATTCTTCTTTTTACTCCATCAGAGTAATCATCTAACTCTTTCTTTTTTTCTTCGTTCGTTTCTTCTTCTTTAACTTCTTCTTTGTTGTCTTGAACATCCAACTGCTCATTTGATTTCTCAACTGTGTCAGTGGACTGATCGTTGTTTTCAATAGTTGATTCATTAACATCCTCCTTTGTTTCTGGAATTTCTATTTCAGCTCCAGGACCAGAGGTATCGATGTCAACCATTTTTTGATCTTCAGGCATAGTCCTCTCCTATGTTTAATATTGATGAAGTATATCTTCTGGATTTTCGATGGTTGCTAAAACTTCATCATCATTTAGCAATCTTACTTCTCCGCCATCGATCTGGATTCTAGATCCAGCATATCTTGCAAAAACTACCCAATCACCCTTCTTGCACCAAGGACCTTCAGGAAATTTTTCTTTATCATAACAATGTGGCCCCATGGCTAAAACTAATCCGCAGGTTGATGCTACTTGTTGTCTTTCTAAAGTATCTGCTCCTAAAAATAATCCACCTTTGGTTTTTTCTGGTAATTTAAATGGAAGAACTAACATTCTCCATCCAGTGGGTTTAGGTAATTTATCTGATTCTTTTTCTTTTAAACGCTCGTATGCGTTTATCTCTTCCTCTTTTTCTTTTTTATAT